GAAGAACCGAAGATGGAGACCGTGGAAGATCCAGTACATGTACTTGACTTCCGTGTGTATGTTACTAAGGCACAGAAAGATGCCTTAAAAGACTTTTTAAAGAAGAATGGCATCCGGTTTGAGCCGGTACCAAAACAGTAAGAGGAGGATATAGAAATGGCAGTAGCAAACAAATTAGTAAATAAGCCGGTACAGAAGGTAGAGACCACAAAGTATATGGCAAATGGTATGCAGGTAACACTTACTCCGGGAACAGTAAAGAATTATCTGATCAGCGGGGATAAGGACAGGGTATCTGATCAGGAAGTTGCGATGTTTATCAACCTGTGCCGCTTTACCGGTCTTAATCCATGGCTTCGTGAAGCGTACTGCATTAAGTACGGAAATGAACCGGCAACTCTGGTAGTTGGAAAGGACGCATATTTCAAGAGGGCAGAAGCACATGCAAGCTATGACGGCATGGAAGCAGGCATCATCGTCCAGAATGAAGAAACAGGTGAGATCAGTTACAGACAGGGAACGTTGAAGCTTCCCGGTGAAACATTAGTGGGAGGCTATGCAGAAGTATTCCGTAAAGACAGAAGCCACAGTTTTCGCATGGAGGTTTCTTTTGATGAGTATGCAGGTAAGAAAAAAGACGGAAGCCTTAATTCACAGTGGTCCAAGAAACCTGCAACCATGATCCGGAAAGTTGCAGCAGTGCAGGCATTAAGGGAAGCTTTTCCGCAGTCATTTGCAGGTATGTATGTAGCAGAAGAGATGGGAGCTGCAGAGCCGGAGTATGCAGCAGGAGATGTGATTGATCCGCAGACACAGCCGGTTATTGAAGAAAAAACAGATGTGCAGCAGCCAGTTTCTTCAATGCCACAGATGGATGCAGCAGATGATTTCTTTAATTAGGAAGCGTGATAGAAGGGAGGTGATTAAGGCATGGCAATAACATTTGACAGTATTGGTAATGGCGGGCTGCGAGAGGAATTTGACATGACTCTGCGGCAGATCGGAAGGAATATTCTTAATCCAAACATGGATGAGACTGCTGCCAGAGAAATGATCATTAGCATCAAGTTTAAACCATCAGGACCTGGAAAAATGAATGTAACGTACAATGTAAAATCAAAACTGGCCGGATTTAGGAAGTCAGAGACCATGTTCCTGATCGGTCAGGATTCCAGTACGGGTCGGATTGATATGTCGGAACCGGGAAGCGGATTTCAGCAGGTCAGCCCGGCGAGGGAAATTCCTGCAGCTGCTTATGAAGAGGTCAGCCCGGGAAGAAAGGTGGATCCTGAGACGGGTGAGATCTTTGAAGAACGCAGGACTGGACCAATCGACTTAAGAAGGCAACAGGCATAATAAAAAAGATAAATGAGTGAAGGAGAGAAAATCAATGTTAGAAGGTTTAAAAGATGCCCTGGAGCATGTGGAAGATCTTGCCAGGGAAAATGAGAAAACAGAAGTGATGGAGATCTGCGGCCATACATATGCCAACAAGACACTGAGAAGATATGATACCGCCAATTATGCGGAGCCTGTAAAGGCTACTACGCTTTCAGCACTGGCAGATTACATCGTAAACTGCAGGGAAGAGTTTACGGAAGGCAGAAGGATGATCATCCATGTAGTAAGTCCTACAAAAGTCAGGCTGATGTCTGCCCTGAATGGGGAACGTAAGAGAGAGGTCCTGTTTGAGACGGAGGCCCAGGTTTCCGGCTTCCACTTTGATCAGTGGTACGACCAGGAAAGTTTTATGATCAGCCTGCAGGCTAACTTTGCAAAAACAGCGGATCTGGATGCAGTGCTCCTGCTTGCCGGAAATATTGAAAGAAAGAATGAACAGACCTATTCCGATGACGGTTGTACCCAGGTGGCAACTATGACTGTGGGAGTAGCAGCCAAGGCAGATGCGATCGTACCAAACCCGGTCCAGTTAAGGCCTTACCGTACCTTTCAGGAAGTAGAACAGCCGGTCAGCCAGTTTGTATTCCGTATTGGAGACAGAGGCACACCAGAATTTAAGCTGGTGGAGGCAGAGGGCGGCATCTGGAAGACAGAAGCAGTAAGAAAGATCAAAGATTATCTGGAGTTAGTCCTGTCAGAACAGGATATGGAACTCAGAAACCGCATTACTATCATCGGATAATCCGTTGTGTTTGAAAAAGCTTGTTTTATTACCTTGAAGGTCAGTTTTATATGTCACGATATTAAATGACCAGAGGTGTTGTACCTGAAGGGGCGGACCATGAACCCAATTCGCTGACCGCCGCCCCTTTTTAAAGAAAGATGAGGATCGTTATGGGAAAATCACAACGGGAAAAAGGAAAACGCGGAGAAAGAGAACTGGCCGGAAAGTTAAGAGATCACGGCTATGACTGCCGCAGAGGGCAGCAGTTCTGCGGGATCAGCGGTGACGCGGATGTGATCGGTCTCCCAGGCATCCATATAGAATGTAAGAGAGTGGAACGGCTCAACCTCCAGGAAGCCATGGAACAGTCAAAAAGGGACACCAGGACCGGAGAGAAGCCGTGTGTATTCCACCGCAGGGACCGGTCAGAATGGCTGGTCACTATGAGATTAGAAGACTGGATCCAGCTCTTCAAAGAGTGGGAAGCTGGACAGCAGATAAGGGAAGGAAAGGAAAATGCCAAGACAGCAGAAGCCAGGTCTTAGTTACTTTCCTCTTGATGTCGATTTTTTCACGGATAATAAAATCCGGATCCTGCGTGCCAGGTTTGGCAATAACGGGATCGCGGTATATATCTATTTACTCTGCGAGATCTACAAAAAAGGCTACTACATGGAATGGAACGATGATTTTAAGTTCATCCTGGCAGCAGACCTGAATCTCTCAGATGGGTTCATAGAGCAGGTGCTGACATTCTTGCTTGAACGGTCACTACTGGACAGCACACTTTTCAAGTCGGACACTATCCTCACCTCACCCGGAATACAGAGACGGTATCAGCTTGCGGTCAAAGAGAGGGCGAAGAAGACACCGGTAGTCATAAAGGGTTTCTGGCTTTTGGAAGCGGATGAAACGGAACCCTTTATTAAAGTGAACCCTTCTTTTCATTCTTCCCGGAAAAATGAGGATAATTCCTGGAAGAATAACGATAATTCCCGGAAAAATGACATAAAGAAAAGTAAAGAAAAGAAAAGTAAAGAAAAAGAAATAAAAGTAAATAAAGAGAGTGGCGTTGCAGCAGAAGCAGCAACCATGTTTACTCCGGATTCTTTTGAGATGATCTGTGTAAATACCCTGATCCATTCCTGTCTGGAAGGATTCCCAGGATCCAGAGTTCCGGTAACGGATGAAGAAAAATCCCAGTGGTGTGTCCACATTGAAAGGATGCTCCGCATTGACCACAGGACACCGGAGCAGATCCGCACCGCATTGGAGTATGCAGTTACAAACCAGTTTTGGAAGGCAAATATCCGGAGCACCAAGAAGTTCCGGGAAAAGTTTGAAACTCTTTATATGCAGTCGCAGTCAGGAAGGACAGCGGCAAGAGCAACCGATGATAAGGCAGAACGGCTCAGGAGGTGGGCAGAGAATGGATAAGAGGGAATTCGCAGCACTGGCAGCTGCCATGGAAGAGTATTATGGCAGGAACCAGATCACAAAGAGTGCGGCATCCATGGATATCTGGTATGAACTGATCGGGGATATCCCCTATGGGCAGTGCAAGAACGCAGTAAGGCAGCTGATGGCTACAAATAATTTCTTCCCTTCCGCAGCCGAGATCAGAAAGTTATGCACCCAGACAGGGGATCCGGAAGCACCAAGTATAGATGATGCCTGGGGAATGGTTTTAAAAGCAGTAAGGGCTTATGGGTACATGCAGGAAGCAGAAGCACTGGAAAGCCTGCCGGAACCATGCAGGAGCGTGGTGAAGAACATTGGCTGGCAGAACATCTGCAGGAGCGAGAACATCATGGCGGAACGTGCATTCTTCCGTGACTCATATGGTCCTAAGCTCCAGGAGATGAAGCGTGTAGGAATGCTTCCGCCAGGGATCCGGCAGGAAAACAGACAGAGATTAGATGACCAGATCAGAAAAGCAGCAGGAAGGCTGCAGTTAGGCGGCGGTACAGATGGAGAAGATGGAAGAAATGCAGGCGGCGGAGCTGGCAAGGCATAGAGTTGACCAGGGAGTCGGCGGCTATTACGCAAAAATCATGGATAAGGACCAGATCATAGCCAGGAGAGCCTATATGAGGAGTATCCTTCGTGTGAGTTCCTTCTGGTGTACGATGAGCAATGCACAGCTGGACAATATGAGGCTGTGCAAGGCAGGAGATGATTTTATCGTGGAAGATACGGATAACAGGGAGTTCATCCTGCGGATCGACCGCAGATAAAGGGGGGAAAGGAAAATGGAAGAGAATGTAACGGCTCTGGAAACTCCGGAAGTGATAGAACGTACAGGCGCGGAGTGGTACCAGAAAATATCTTTAAAAGAGTCCGATATATTTATTCGTTCTAACATGCAGTCTACGGTCAGAAATGTGATAGCAACTGGCTATTTCTTGAAACACATCAGGGATAATCAGCTATATCTGGAAGATGGATATCAGAATGTTAATGAGTTTGCTATGGATCGTTACGGTTTTAGTGCGTCTACTGTATCCAGATACATTGCAAGGAACACGAAGTTTTCTAAAGGTGGAAATAGCCCGTATATAGATGAAAAATTCAAGGAATTTAATAAAAGTCAGCTACAGGAGATGCTTGGCATAAGTGATGAGCAGCTGGAGCAGGTAACACCGGATATGACGGTCCGGGAGATCCGGAGCATGGCAAGACCGAAGGAAATACCTTACATAGAGATACCTGGGCAGACAGAGTTAAAAGATATCCCTGGTGTTATGCCGGAAGAGATGGCGGAAGGCTTTGAAGCATCAACGGCGGAGCTGTTTGGTGTGGAAGATGATGAGACAGCAGAGGATGAAAGTGTGGTTCAGCCGGCAGCAGGTAAGCCTATTAGCCAGGAAATACCGGTTGCAGAGCTGATGGAAGAGGAAGATGCGGAAATTGCGATGTCGCAACCTCAGGACAGTATGACGATCCGAGAGTTTATCAAAGCCTGGAAGGAATATCAGCTTGGTGATTTTAAACGGGCAATGAGAGCTATGCGTACTGGGCAGAACACGGGAGAGAAAGCAAAGCAGATACAGAAGGAATTGGCACCGAATGAAGGATATGGTAGAGGTTGCTTGGAATATGATTTTAGTTTTTATTCTTTTGCAGGCGGAATGGACTGGAGGGTGCAAAATGGAAAAATCCATCTTGAGTATGGTCGGCTTGCCAGTGAGCTGTTGTGTATGTATGATCCATGGTCATCGGAATTTGATGAGAAAGCAGATATTATTGATGAGCAGCGGAATGAACCTATAGATGCTGCCGAAAAGCAGCAAATGGGCCATTGCTTACACCGCCCAGAATATGCGTGCTCTTTACCGGAAGAATACATGCACCAGCCCGGAAGTGGAACGGACTGTGCCCATGAGTGCTGCTGGGAGTGTGTCAAACATGGGGAGTGCAAGCTTGAATGCAACAGCTCAGCTAATCGCCCAGAGGCAGAGGAAGGGCAGCACTGGCCGAAGACATGCATAACTGGGAAAAGCAAGTATGGAAACTGCAACTGCTGCGGTGCTAATGGAGTGAAATGCTGTGCTGAATGTAAGGAAGACTGCAATTGTAGATGTGGTTGGCTGTATGTGACAGGAACAGAGGAGGAAATTGCGACGTCGCAAACGGATACAGAAGCTTCCACAAATGAAGCGAAAGAACGTACAGACATAGAACTCCTGAGAGAACTGCTAGAGAGAAAGAAGCAGCTTCTTGCTAAATGCCTGGAAGCTCCTGGCATTGATAAATCAGATGAGCATATAAGAAGGCAAAAACTGGAAGTAGGTGCTTTGGCTTCCATGCTGTGTGAATTGGAAGATTTGGAAGAGAAAAAGGATAGACCGAAGCAGCCAGAACTTCCACAGCTTAAAAACAATGACCAGAGAGCTGCTTTTATTGATGCGTATGAGACCTGGCCACTTTGGATCGATAACCAGGAGACAGGTGAACGGTATTACCGGTATGATCTTCCAGATGGAACAAGCTTTGTTATCAAGACATATCACTCCATGCTCTATGACTGGAAAGCCGATGTTGCCATGAGGTACAAGGAAGGGTATGGAGCAAATGAGGAGTATCTTCTGGAGTCTGGAAAGTTCTTTAGGGACTGCCGGGCAAACAGGACAACGTTGATTGAAAAGCTGAAAGAGATACAGAGAGGGGAAAAGAAATGAACTGTAAAGACTGCAGCTATAAAAAATTTTATGACATGAACGGAAGGCCAGGGCGTTATTACTGCCTTCATGATGAAGCCAAGTTTACACGGAGTGAATGTGAGCCTCATCCTATAATCTGCAGAACAGAAAGACATGATGATAAATTAACTATTAAAACCGCACCGAGATGGTGTCCGTTGAATAAAAAGGAGAAGGGCAATGATCATAAAACAAATTGCAATAGATGAGGCACTGGAACTGCACAAAAGAGGGCTGATGGTAGGAGTGCTCCAGCCGGTAGTGCCGGAACCTAAGAACCTGGATGATTATGAGTTCCTGACATTGAAGAAGATCCTGGCTGGCTGTGAGTTCTTCCGGATCGTGCTGGAGGAAGAAAAAAGAGAGACAGAGCCAGCTGAGAAGGAACTGGGAGAAGTAGCAAAGCCAAAGGTAGTGGAAGAGAAGCCAACAGAGACAGCTGCGGAAACCAAGGAAAAGCCAGAGTCACCAAAGTCAGAAGCAACAAACAAAAAGCAGATTGATTTTGGAAAAATGAAGGCGCTTCGCAATGCTGGATGGAGTATGAAGCAGATCGCTGAGGAACTGCAGCTTGCACCAAGTACAGTATGCGGGTATTTGAAGAAGATGGAGGAAGGAAATGCAGAGATTAACAGAAAAGGATGAGCTGGGTAACTGGTGCCTGAAGGGTGTCAGGTGGGAGCAGTTGCGAGCAGGCCAGGTAATCACCAAAGAAGTAAGTGAAAGGCTGTATGGTGCGCTGTGCAAACTTAAGGACTATGAAAACACAGGAGGTAGTCCGGAGTGCATAGCGGATTTAATAAAGAACTATGCTATGGCTATGACGCTTTTAGCCGCTTCAAAGGAAGAGCATAGGTGGATTCCAGCGACAGAACGGCTGCCAGAATCTGAAGATGAAGAAGTGTTGGTGCAGTGTAATGGAAAAGATGGAAGCATAAGGCTTATAGATGCGTTTGTGCTTGCAACATATAGTAAGGAGATTGGCTGGTATAGCATGGGACGGCCGAATCTGGAGGCAACAGTAACTGCCTGGATGCCGCTTCCAGAGCCATACAAGGCAGAGGTAGAAGAAAGGCCAGATGCCTATGCCGACTGGCAAGATCATTACATGGATCGATTTGAGAAAGTTGAATAGAGAAATTGACTTTTGAGTTGAGTTTTTAGTTGTCAGTTGAGTATCAGCAAAGAAGGTAAAAACTAATGGATAAAATTGTACAAACATTATATGCATGGATAATGCTTGCTTTGATTTGGATGGGCTTAGAATTGTTGCTATATGGTGAGGTTCAGCATAGAACAGTGGACGATATTATGTGGTTTCTGTTTTTACCGTTCATTTATATGGCGGTAAATTAAGATTTGGAGGATAAAATGACACAAGAAGAAAAATATAAACTGGCATTATTTGCGGTAATTCGTAATAGTTCAGTAATGCCACATGGCATCAAACTCGGAAAAACTATGCACGAAATAAACACAATGACCATTGCAGTAATGGCAAATATTATGGAGTCATGTGATTTTGAAAAGTTGAAAGCAGCATATGAAGCTGGGAAAAACTGGAATTGAGAGAGGCCAGCCATGTGGAAACGAATAAACCCTAACGTGGAATATGTAATAGCCACCATGCGCAAGAAGGGAGAGGATGCAAAGAATGGGATTAGTAAAGTCAGATGCCCAGAGGAAAGCAAACCAGTTGCAAAGGCGCAGTGCCATAGCCGCAGCTGATAAAAATATAATCACCGGGCCGAAGCCTACAACCTGGTCAGCCAGGATGCCGGCTTATGCAGGGACAAGCTTCTGCCCAGATCCGGAGTTAAGAGGAGGTGATACCATTGGCGAAAATAAAGATAACCAGGAAGCTTCTGAGCAGTTACCGAAAGCTTAAGAGGGAGATAGTAGTCCTGGAATTGGAACTGGTAGAGATGATGGAAGGGGATAACGGGATCGGCGTCAGTGTTGTTATGGACTACCGGAAAGGTTATCCCAGGCCGGAAGCGGTTTCTGGTTTTGACTGGAAGCTGCATGATCGCCGGGAGAAGATCCTGGATAACAAGAAAGCTCGGTGTAAAGCTGTGGAGGACTGGATAAGATCTATTGAAGACGGTCAGGCACGATATGTGTTCCGGATGTTCTACATAGAGGGAATGACGTGGGATAGGATTGCCGCAAAGATTGGATACAGTAATAGTCCAGACTATCCGAGGCTGATGATCAGGGATAAATATTTAAAAGAGCATAATATTTTGTAAAAAGTTCGTTTTATTCGGTTGCTTCGGAATACAATAGAGTGGAAGCCAAAGGCATACGGCCGGCGGCTTACGTCGAACCCCACCAGGCAGCAGGCGAAAGCTTGTTGCCTCCCCCTTGGAACGTAGCTCAGAGGTAGAGCAGTTGATCTTAAAGCTAGCGTGTCGAAGGTTCGAGTCCTTCCGTTCCGATGATTTTAGTTGCTATTGGTATTTTCTCCTCCTTTTTGAATTTTTGCTTGCAAATCGAAAGAATTTTTATGTATAATAAGACAACACTGAAGGGGGAAGAATTTATGAAATGTGCAAAATGTCTTTTAGGCAAATTTAAAAATGGTCGTTTTTGGATGGGAATAATATTGTTGCTAGTAATAGCAGTGCTCTTCCCACTTTTAACGATTCGTTTAATAACGCCAATCAATAATCCACCTCAAAGATTGAATGGAATATGTACTTTTTTGTCCAGCATCAAAGAAAGCAGTGATTGGATTGGTTTTTGGGGAAATTATTTTGGAGGTGTAAGCGGTGGCATAATTACAGTTAAGGTATTCTTTTGGACTATTAAGGATTCAGAGAAAACAAGAAAAGAAGAAAAACGATTGCAAGTAATGCCAGTATTTGATTATGTAGTTGTTGGGAAGACATTTATAACGTATGAAAAGGATTTATTATGTAATGGGGTTACCACAGATAGAGAAAAAGATACTTATAGCTATAGGCTAAATATTAGTTTACAAATTTGTAATATTGGTTTAGGGCCAGCTCAAAAAGTATTTTTAAAAAGTTGTAAATACGGGACAATTGAACAAACGCATAAAATGATAGGTACAATTCCTAAAGGATCTAATAGAATTATTCAAGAAAACTTTAAGTTTTTAAATAATGATTCTATTAACGGGTATCCTAAGACAATTCATTTAGATTTTGGATTTAAAGATATGTTTGGGAATGAATACGAACAGCAGTTTGATATGGATATACAGCGTATTATTGTGGAAAAAGGAGAGTGGTGGGATATAATCATAATAAATGATGAGCCAGCTAACCTTATAAATACATATGATGCTAAAAAGTAGGAGCCACCCAGCGTGGCTCCTTTTCTTATACTCAAAACCGGCGAAAGCGAGGTGAGCCCAAATGACAGAAAAACAGAAGATTTTTGCAGATGAATATCTCATTGACCTGAATGCCACGCGGGCTTACAAGGTCGCTTATCCAAGAGTGAAGAATGATGATATAGCAGCGGCTAATGCAAGTCGATTGCTAAGAAATGCTAAGGTTGCGGCTTATATCTCAGAACGCATGCAGGAGCGCCAGAAACGGACGGAGGTCACACAGGACCGCGTGATTGAAGAACTGGCTGCGATCGCCTTTGCCAAGGCTACAGACTTTGTACAGATCTCTCATGGAAACGTGATCCTGACGGACACCAGTAAGCTATCAGAGAATCAGATCAAGGCTATTGCCGGAATCAAAGAAGGAAAGAACGGTATAGAACTCAAACTGAATGATAAAGAAAAGGCTCTGGAGCTTCTGGGACGGCATCTTGGCATGTTTAAGGATAAGCTGGAAGTTACAGGATTGGAAGCAGAGCAGACTAAGCTGGATGACCTGATCCGGCAGATGCGTGGTGGTGGATAGTGAGTGCAGAACGTTTGTTGTTATCAGATAAATACAAAGCATTTCTCAGATGTGATGCACCGGTAGAGTTCCTGGAAGGGACAACAGCGGCCGGAAAAACCACAGTAGGGCTGTTTAAGTTCATGCTGAAAGTGGCAGAGTCTCCCAAGAAGCTGCACATTATAGCTGCCAAGGATACTGGTACTGCTGAGAAGAACATCATCAACAAGGATCTGGGCATTGTGGACGATTTTGGTGTCCTTGTAGAGTATAACGGCAATGGAACCAAGGATGATAAGATCCCGCATATCCTTTTCCATCCTTCCGGCGGTGATAAAGTCATATACGTCATGGGATACGGTGACAAGAAGAAGTGGCAGAAGGCTCTGGGCGGCCAGTATGGCTGCCTGTATATCGATGAAATTAATACAGCTGATATAGACTTTGTACGAGAGGCGGCCATGCGTTGTGATTACCTGATGGCTACATTAAATCCAGATGATCCTTCCCTTCCGGTGTATAAAGAGTACATCAACTGCTCACGGCCTCTGCCGGAGTGGGAAGAGGAAACGCCTCAGGAAATTAAAGATGAATTGAAAGAAGAGCCAAAGCATGGATGGGTGCATTGGTTCTTTTCTTTTGTCCATAACCTGGGTCTGCCTAAGGAAAAGCTGGACAAGATCCTGGCTAACACGCCGAAAGGCACGAAGATCTGGAAGAATAAGATCCAGGGGCTGCGGGGTAAAGCAACTGGTCTGGTGTTCTCAAATTTTAACAGGAAGGTGCATGTAAAATCCAAAGAATGGGCGAAACAATTCGTTCAGGCATCAACAGGACCTAAAAAGCAGGAATTTTTCATGTACTTTTCAGCTGGGATTGATACATCCTACTCCCAGAAGTCCCCGGATACAATAGCATTGTCTTTTATCGGCATCACCAATAAAGGCAGATGCATTGTATTAGATGAAAAGGTATACAGCAATGCAGAGCTGGAAAAACCGCTTGCACCTTCTGATACGGTAGTAAACATTGTTGCTTTCATGGATCGGAATCGAAAAGAATGGGGACTAGCCCGGAATGCCTTCCTGGATAACGCTGATCAGGCAACGATGCAGGAGTGGAATAAATACAAACGCAGGAATGGCTGCATGTATGTGTTGAATGATGCCTGGAAAAAAATGGAGATCATAGACCGCATCAATATGCAGCTTGGCTGGTTGGCTTATGAAGAAGATAACGATCCGTGCTTCTATGTGCTTGATACTTGTCCAAATTATATACATGAATTAGAAGTATATAGCTGGCAGGAAGATAAGGATAACACACCGGAAGACGGTCATGATCATATGGTCAATTCCGTACAATATGCATGGATTCCGTACCAGAGTAAGATTTATAGAGGATGATAAGAATGAACTGGATTCAGAATTTTGTTAAAAAGCTGTTCCGGATAGATACAAGGCAGGACAGGGAGGTGGTGATCATTGAGCCACATACCTTTCAGGCTAATGTGATCCGGAATAAATTGTGGTATCGTGGAGATTCTGCAGAGATTGAGCAATACTTTCAGAAAACTGCACGCTGGAGTGTAGAAAAAGCGCGTTTCTGGGCAGCCAAAGCTCAGGGAAGTGTCAGAAAAATGCATGGCGGTATTGTGGCCGCAGTTATTGATCGATATAAAGATATTGTTTTGGCAGATATGAATAGTATTTCTTTTGGATATGACCAGGAAGGTTTAGAAGAACTCTGGGATAAGATTTTCCAGGAAGAAAGATTAAATGACGTGATCGGAGAAGGCATTGCGGGAGCTTTGGCTTCAGGTGACGGGGCGTTTAAAATAACGGCAGACGAATGCAGTGAGTATCCGATCGTAGAATTTTATGATGCTGAAAATGTAGATTTTGTATATGTTCATTCGCGGCTTAAAGAGATCAAATTTTATACTGACTATAAAGACGGAAATAAGAATTTTCGGCTGGAAGAGGCATATGGCAATGGATATATCATATACAAATTGTACGATGATGCAGGGAAAGAAACGGAGTTAAAGAGGCTGCCAGAAACAGCACATCTGTTTGATGTTGGTGTGCCAGGAGACATAATGCTTGCGGTTCCGCTGCGGATCTTTTCTTCCGTGAAATACAAAGGGAGGGGAAAGGCTCTGTTTGATAGCAAGACAGACGTAATTGACGGCCTGGATGAAGTAATAAGCCAGTGGGTCGATGCAATCCGTATGGGACGTATTAAGCGCTATATTCCAGAAAACCTGATACCACGGGATGAAACTACAGGCGAATTGCTTCCGGCTAATCCATTCGATAATGATTTTATTGCAATCGGAGATAACATGTCGGAGGGTGCAAGTCATCAGGTAGAAGTATCCCAGCCACAGATTTCTTATGAAGCATATGTGAACAGTTATACAAGCTTCCTGGATATGGTTCTTCAGGGGATCATGTCTCCGTCTACTCTTGGAATTGACCTGAAGAAAACGGATAACGCAGAAAGCCAGCGTGAGAAGGAAAAGGTAACACTGCATGTCAGGAATAAAATCGTAGATGCCTTGAATGAAACGCTTCCTGAACTGGCAAAAAAGATCATGCAGTGTAATGACGTTATGTGTAACAGAACGCCGGGGGATTATGAACCAACGGTAAAGTTTGGCGAATATGCATCACCAGACTTTAGCACAACGGTCGATACTGTAGGAAAGGCTAAGCAATATGGAATTATGAGCCTGGAAACATCCGTTGACCAGCTTTATGGTGATACCTGGACAGAAGAGGAAAAGGAAGAAGAGGTAGCACGTCTGAAAATGGAACAGGGCATTGCAGAGGTAGAAGAACCGGGAGTCAACATGGCTGCCGGTATTTTTGACGTTAATCTGGGAGGTAATGGGGATGCAGGTCAAGGTAATGCAGCGGGTGAAGGATGATGCCAGGAAAGAATGAATATGACCTTGCTGCAGCTTTTCAGAAGATAGAAGATGAGCTGATAGCTTCTATGATCCGGAACATGGACCGGCATCGGGCAGAGGAAACCAAAGAGGGTTATAACTGGTCTATGTGGCAGGCAGAGCAGTTAAAAGCCCTGGAAAAATACAAAGCTCATAACCAGAAGAAATACAGCAAGCAGTTTAAAAGCATTAATGACCAGATTGACAGTCTGATCCGGATGTCACGGTCAAAAGGCGGTATGCAGCAGGAAAGGCGTATACTTCAGGCAATTAAGAAAGGCTTTAAGGGGGCTAAGAAAACTGTATCGGGAGCTACGGCTGAGTTTTTCAAGCTGAATGACCGCAAGCTGGAATCACTGATCAAAGCTACCATAGACGATATGGAGAAGGCAGAAACGGCAGTACTCCGTAAGGCAAATGATGATTACCGAAAAGCAATCTTCAACGCCCAGGTGTATGCCAATACTGGCGCCGGGACCTACGAAAAGGCTGTGGACATGGCTACAAAAGATATGCTGTCCCGTGGCCTTAACTGTGTGGAATATGCCAATGGTGCCAGGCATACGCTTTCAGATTATGCCGATATGGCGATCAAAACAGCCAGTAAGCGAGCTTACCTGCAAGGCGAAGGAGAAAAGCGTAAGGAATGGGGCATTGCTACAGTTATTATGGCAAAGCGTGGCAATCCGTGTCCTAAGTGCCTTCCTTTTGTTGGTAAGGTCCTGATCGATGATGTATGGAGTGGTGGCAGCAAGAACGGTGTGGATCCGGAGACAGGCAAGAAATATCCGTTGATGAGTTACGCAATCAGTAAAGGGCTTTATCATCCAAGATGTAAAGACAGTCATACTACATATTTTCCGGGCATTTCCACAGCAGATGATACCTGGACTAAAGAAGAACTGGAAGCAGTTGGGCTTCAGAACCAGCAGGAAGCCAGACAGCAGTATGCACAGCGTCAGGAAGAAAAGTATGGAAGATTGGCTGAGTATTCATTAGATATGAAAAATAAAGCAGAATACCAACTAAAACGTAACAAATGGGCAAGGCTAAAAGAAAACGAAGGTATTTATTATACATATAATTTTGGGCAGAATGATGTTATAAAACCACATAATATCAAGAAAAATATGCTAAAATCAGACATCGGAAAAGAGATGTCTGAATATCTGGAAAAGAATAATGTTTCAGTTCAATTTGTTTATGGCATTGATAATCCGTATAATGAATTGGGATTTTATGACGTGGAAGATGACGTGATAAGAATTTTTGCAGATAGGACAAAGACAATAGAAAAAACAGCAGAAGTCCTCATACATGAAGCAACGCATAGAAAGTATGGAATTGGCGGAGATCAATGGTCGGAAGCCGTTTGTATTGCTCAAGAAGTGAAACATCGAAAGAGATCAAATAAATTGACTTCCCAAGAGAAAAAAGATATACTTAAGTTAGTAAATGAGCTTTATCCGGAGTATCCATGGAGAAAGTAGGTGATATTGTGACATTAGAAGAAATGAGGACGAAGATGGATAGCCGTAATAGAATGCTGTTGGATGCAAGAGCAGGAAAAAATCCAGTATGTCCTAAATGTAAAAAAGGTCATATTAAGTGTAAAGGAAACTACTTTTTTTATTGCGATTCTCCAGAATGTGATATGAAGCTTTCAATGGATCCAGAGAGACCGAAACAAGAATAGATACCACCAGTCATCAGGCCGGTGGTATTTTTGTACCCATTTTTAGGAAAGAGAGATTAAGAAGATGAAAAAGAAGATTTTAGCATTTGGAGTGGCATTATCTGTGATGTTTGGAATGACAGGGTGTTCAACAGCACACACAGTAAACTATAATTTATCAAAAGATGCGAATGAATTTAATATTTATCGCAGAATTACAGTTACCAATGCAAGAACGGATACGGTTATGCTCCAGGCCGAAGGTTATATGGCTCTTAGCAATAATAGTTCAAATGAACTGATAGTGACCATTAAAACAGGTGATGACCAGTATTATAAGGATTATATTTACCTGAATGACTGGACCTGCTATGTAATGGAGCAGACAGAGCCGAAAGGAACAGACAAGTATCATTATGAATTGGTATTTTATCCTGAAAGGTTAATCCCGGAAATTGAAGTTAAATAGATCTATAAATTGCGACGTCGCAAATGAAAGAAGGTGATCTTATGGGACTTTTATCGTGGATCCGGCAGATGTTTTTCAAGAAAAAGGAATGCTGCCACCACTACCGCAAGCATTGGAGTAGGGCTTCCGGTCCTTATGGGGGTTATGTACGGCGGTGTACCAAATGTAATAAGATTGAGCAGTAAGCACGCAGGCAAGTCCTGGGTGTTATTTTTATGCTTCAAAATGGTCCGGAATGACGTAAAACTACCAGAAAGGAGAGCAAATAACATGACACAGGAACAGTTTGAAGCGCTTGGCATTGAAAAAAGCCTAGCAAAGAAAGCAGCAGAGGAATCGAAAAAGGAATTAGAGAACTATGTTGCTAAAGAAACGTTTGATGCTACAGAGCAGAAACGCAAGCAGCTGGAAACTTCTGTCCAGGAGCGTGAGACACAGCTAGAAGAATTAAAAGCATCAGCGGGGGACAATGAGGCACTGAAACAGCAGATTGCGGACCTTCAGGCTCAGAACAAACAGAAAGATCTGGATAACCAGAAGGAAATGGATGATTTGAAAATGACTTATGCGATTCGTATGGCGGTATCTGCATCAGCACAGGACAGTGATCTTGTTGCCGGACTTGTAGACCGAAATAAGCTGATTCTTGGAGATGATGGTAAGGTAACCGGACTGGATGAGCAGGTCAAGGCATTAAAAGAAAGTAAACCATTTCTTTTCAAAGCAGAAGATAACGGTGGAAAGAAAGGATTTTTCCGTTTAAATCCAAAGGATAATGGTGGATCTGGTGGTGAAGGCCGTATGAGTATGAAAGAAGCAATTGCAGCAAAACTGAACATGGGTTCAGAAGGAAAGGAGTAAATAAACAATGGCTATTACACTTGAAGAAGCAAAAAAGAATGTGCAGGATGACCTGCAGATGGGCGTGATCGATGAGTTCCAGAAATCCAACTGGATTTTGGAACATATTCCGTTTGATGATGCAGTATCTCCTACAGGTGGCGGAGCAACTCCAAGTTACTCTTACACTCGTTTAAAAACACAGCCAACAGCTGAGTTCAGAGAGATCAATAAGGAATATACACCATCTGAGGTTACCAAAGAAAGACATACGGTTGAGATCAAATTATTTGGTGGTGCTTATGAGATTGACCGTGTGATTGCAAGCATGGGAGGTATTGTAAGCGAAGTAGAACTGCAGCAGGCACAGAAGATTAAAGCGGCACAGGCCCTGTTTAATGATACTTTTATCAATGGTGACAGTGGTGTAAATACAAAAGCATTTGATGGCCTTGATAAGGCACTGACCGGCAGCAGCACAGAATACAATAAAGGCAATACCATTGATCTGTCTACTTCCGAACTGGTTACGAAGAATTTCCAGTATTTTTTAGATATGCTGGATGAGTTCCTTGGCGGTTTAGACGGTACCCCTTCTTTCATTGCTGGAAACAACAAACTGATCGCAAAGCTGAGAGCGTGTGCAAGACGCGCCAGCATGTATTCTGTAACAAAGGACAACTGGGGTAACCAGGTTGAGAGTTATGGTGGTATTCCATTCATTGATATGAAGACCAAGCCAGGAACCAATGATGAAGTTATTAGCATTAATGGCACCAGTGGAGAAACTTCCCTCTATGTGGCACGCCTTGGCATGGATGGACTGCATGCAGTTTCCTTTGCTGGTGTAGCGCCTGTGCAGACCTGGCTTCCAGACTTTACTACAGCAGGTGCGGTAAAGAAAGGCGAAGTTGAAATGAATGCAGCCATTGCATTAAAGGCATCCAAAGCCGCAGGTGTATTCCGCGGAATCAAGGTAAAATAGGAGGTGTAGAGGTATGAAAATTTACAGCCCCAATAAAGAATATACCGGTGTATCCGCTTCTGTACCGTTTTGTAGTGGCATGGGGGAAACGGATGATCCGTATCTGATCGAGTGGTTTAAAAGCCATGGCTATAGAGTTGAAACGGATAGCACAGAAGAGACGGACATTAAAGAACCAGTAAATGAAGAACCTGCGGAGGAAGTGCCAGTAAAACCTGTTAAAAAGAAAGCAGGGCAGTAATATGGCCTACGAACCGTATGTAACCTCAGAATATTACCAGAAAGAATACGGCGGCAGCATTGTACCTGAGGGTGATCTTATCAAGGCCCTCCGCCAGGCCAGCCGCCACGTTGACTCCCTGACTTACAACCGGATTGTAGGTCGGGGTTTTTCTAATCTGACAACATTCCAACAGGACCTGATCCGGGAAGTGGTCTGCCAGCAGGCTGACTTTGAAACAGAAAACGCAGATGAGATTAATACGATCCTGCAGAGTTACAGCATCAACGGAGTGTCTGCTCAGTTTGGCAGTTCCTGGAACGTGTTTACAGACAAAGGGGTTGCCATGAAGCGGGATGTCTACACTATGCTGTGCCAGACAGGCCTTTGCTGCCGTTTAGCGAGGTGAGACTATGAAATATCCGTGTTTAGTACCTAAAAGGCTCTGTAAGACGCCTGTGCATGTCCACCTGGAATCGGAAGAACTGGATAATAAGGGAAGACCGAAGTACAGCCTGGATGCAGATCTGATGTGCAATTTCCAGGATAAAGCCAAGACTATTCTGACAGCAGAAAAGAAGCTGGTGCAGATCACAGGTACAGCGCTTTTTACAGGAGACATTGCACCGGATATGCCGTCTTTAAGCGGTGGCACATTAACTGTATTTGGTCAAGAACGTCGGATTGAACAGGGCTGTAAGAACAGGAACCCGGACGGTACGGTAAACTACTGTAGCCTGGAGGTGATCTGATGCAGGTAAAATCAACTATAAAGCTGAATATGCCACGTATTAATCAGATGACACAGGCAGCGGTAGTTGCTTTGGAGAAAACAGCAGAAGCGTTGCATACAGAAGTGGTGCAGGCTCAGATCATGCCGTTTGATACCGGCAATCTGCAGAATGAAAGCACCTTTGTGGACCGCAGTGGGTCTGCCAGCGGAAAGGTAAGCATTGTATCAAGCACACCTTATGCAAGGCGATTGTATTATCATCCGGAATATCATTTCCAGAAGTATGAAAATCCTTTTGCGGGTGGTAAATGGTTTGATCCGTGGCTTCCGGGAGGAGTCAGCTCTGATTTTTGCAAGGAAGCCTTTAAAAAGTTTTATAAGAAGGCAGGTGGCGTATGATGCTGCGATTAACTGACATACAGGACTGGATCTCCGGTCTGGGTGTAGCATCAGCTGATCATGTTTATATTGGTAAGTTGGATAATAAGCAACAAAAATCCATTGGTATTTATAGTCGCAGCGGATCTGGACCGCCCAATATTGCTTTGGGTGGTTTAGAACACACGACTTACGATACTAGGGCTATTTCTCTTCTGGTCCATTGGAACAGGGACAAGCCGGAGAGTGAAGCAGCAGCCTATGAGCTGTTTGAGAAACTTAGAAACATATCCAGCCTGAGCATAGGAGATACCCACATCAACTACATTAATCTGATGGTTCCGGAACCGCAGGATGTAGGCACAGATGATAATGGTGTATATGAATATGTGATCTGGCTGGATTTAATTTATCAAAGAAAGTGAGGACAAGAATATGCCAGGAGTAGTATATCCGGTACACAGTAATCAGTTTAAGATCGGTACTAAGGGCGTAGACAGTACATCTGAGCAGATGGTGATGCCGGCCGATCTTGAAAACTTTTCCCCTGCCATTGATGGCCAGAATGAAGAATGGTATGCAATGGATGCAGAGGGATGGGCAAAAAGCATTGTAACAGGCAAAAAATTTTCTATTGATTTTAAGGGCAAACGATCTGTTGGTGATCCTGGAAATGATTATATTGCAGGGCTTGCCATGAAGATGGGGAAGGACGTCATGACGAAATTTGAATGGACCATGGTATCCGGCGCCAAGCTGGAAGGAATTGTGGTTATCAACGTTACAACCCCAGGCGGTGGTGATACAACCGCAGCAGATGCACTGGAATTTACTGCAACGCTGTATGGCAAGCCAACCTTTACACCGGCAGAGGCAGCATAAGGAGGAAGAAAAGATGGCAAAAGTAGTAGATATTACAGACAAGCTTACGTTTGATGGAAATCCGTGTTTGATGGTCAAAGGGGAAAAAATTGAAGTAAATGCAGATGCACCTACCATGATGAAAGTTCTCAATATTACAAAAAATGGTGGGGCTTCGGAAAAAAATATGAATGAATTATACGAACTGGTATTCCCGGAAAAAAGCAGGAAGTTAATTAATTCATTCAAGCTGCTGGTGCCTGACTGGATGACCGTTATCCACGAAGCTATGAAGCTGATCACAGGAGATATTACAAGCCAGGGAGAGCAGTGACCCGTACTACGATCTACTTGAGGACTGGGACCTGATCGTTTCCAGTTTTCTTACGCAGTACGGGTTACGCATAAGGACCAAAGAATTTGAAACAGTCAGCTGGGATGAATTTCGTTCCCTGCTGGCTGGCCTGTCTCCCGATACTCCCCTTGGGCGCATGGTTGCGATCCGATCAGAAACAGATAAGGAAGTAATCAAGCGTTTCACACCGGATCAGAAACGTATTTATAACGAATGGAGAGACAGGAAAGCAGAGAGCATGACAAAAGAAGCATATGAAAAGGCTATGGATAAGCTGGAACAGTTTATGGCTGACTGCTTCGGAGGTGGTTGAAATTGAAAGAGTAAAGCAGGAAAAAGTCCGGTGCCCGTACTGCGGGTATCCGGTCAATGCAATGAAGTCAGAAGATGCCAAATGTAAGGGCATCTTTTTTAAATGCAAAAATAAAGAGTGCAAAAAGATATTTGAGTTAAAGATCTAAGACGCTGTGCCGATGTGCCTGTCTTAATAAAAAAGGCAGGTGACATATATGGCAGCAGACAGCGTAGGACAGATCGGGCTTGACCTGGTTGTAAATAAAAACGATTTCAATAGCCAGATGTTAGGAATAGAAAATCTGGCAAAGAAGGCAGGCAAAGCCCTTGCTGCTGCTTTTACAGTTAAGAAAATATTCGATTTTGGAAAGTCCTGCATAGAACTAGGCTCTGATCTGGCAGAGGTCCAGAACGTAGTTGATGTTACGTTTTCTCAAATGAGTAAACAGGTAGATAAATTTGCTCAGAATGCTGCCGCTCAGTTTGGTCTGTCTGAGACCATGGCAAAGCAGTTTACCGGTACTTTCGGTGCTATGGCAAAGGCTTTTGGTTTCAGTGAGAAAGCTGCATATGACATGTCCACGACTCTTACCGGGCTGGCAGGTGATGTGGCATCCTTCTATAACATCAGCCAGGATGAGGCGTATACAAAACTGAAATCGGTGTTTACCGGTGAGACAGAGAGCCTGAAAGATCTGGGCATTGTCATGACACAGACTGCTCTTGACAGTTATGCTTTGGCCACCGGTTTTGGCAAGACTACAGCGAAGATGTCAGAGGCAGAAAAAGTTGCCCTGCGGTATAAGTTCGTACAGGATCAGCTGACAACCGCAGCGGGTGACTTTTCCAGGACATCTACAGGATGGGCTAACCAGGTCCGCATCTTACAGCTGCAGTTTGACAGTTTAAGAGCAACCATAGGCCAGGGACTTATAGCCGCTTTATCTCCGGTGATCCAGGTGATCAACACGATCATTGGAAAGCTTTTGAGCATGGCAAATGCTTTTAAAGCTTTTGTAGCAATGCTGTCAGGTGGCAAAAAAGACGGAAACATTACAGAGACTGCAGCAGGAATGGAAGCGATCGCTGCAGCAGCGGATAAAGCAGGTGCTGCCACATCAGGTATTGGAAGCGCCGCAAAGAAAGCTGCAAAGGATATAAAATCGGCAACTACAGGTATTGATGAGCTAAATATTATAAATCCGGACAGCGGATCTGATAGTGGAAGCGGATCCGGAGGCGGTGGAGCTGGCGGCTACAACGCAGATGACTTTGATATGGGAACACTTCCAGAACAGGAAGATGTAGTTAGCGGAAAACTGCAGAAGATAGCGGATCTGATGAACCAGTTAAAAGACTCTTTCACAAGTGGCTTCTGGGATGCTTTTGGTGACACATCTGTATTTGATTCGATCCAGAACAGTATCAAATCCATAAAAGACAGTCTGAAAGATATTTTTACTGATCCAGGTGTACAGGCAGCAGCTTTAAATTTCGCCAATACATTTTCATATGCATTGGGACAGATAGCCGGATCGGTAGCCAGCATTGGTGCGACGATTGCAGATAATCTTCTGGGTGGTATCAGTAAATACCTGGAACAAAATAAGGACCGTATTAAGGATTATCTGATCCAGATGTTTAATGTTGGCAGTGAGATTGCTACACTGGTTGGAAATTTCACTGCTTCCATTGCAGACATATTTACTGTATTCCGTAGTGACTCAGCAAAACAGATCACAGCTGATATCATAGGAATTTTCAGTAGTTCTTTCATGGGAGTTACGGAACTGGGTGGCAAATTTATCCGGGATTTTATCCAACTTATAACAAAGCCTATAACCGATAACACAGGTCAGATCAAAGAACGGATACAGGGACTTTTAGATGAACTGCAGCCTATATTTGATAAACTGAAAGAATTAGTTGATAAGATATGGGACGGCCTGAATACAGCCTATGATACTGTTGCAAAGCCGGTATTTGATGCGTTTACAGAGGCAATATCTTCAGTTGTAGACTGGATAACTGAAACACAAACACGCTTTGATGGAGCCATCGGAATTGTTGCTGCTTTCTTTGGAGCTTGGGAAATTGTAAAACTGGGTGAGTTCATCATTAATGCTGGTGGTGTTGTATCAATGCTTTCTGGAATGGTAGCTGGATTTGTGGCAAATGCGGCTGCTATTGCAACACATACGGCAGCACTTATAGCAGATAAGATAGAGACAGCAGCTATTGTTGCTATGTATGCTAAGGATTTTGTAGTAAATCTGGCACAGGGGACAGCGGCACTGATACAGCAGGCAGCTCAGTTTGTGATCAATACCGCAGCAAAGATAGCAGATACGGCAGCTCA